TGTTCTCAAGCATCAACGTCAAACGCGAAAGCATTTCGCGCGCAGTGGCTCCTTTGTTTGCAAGGATGCCGACCATCTTCTCCGCGTGGAAAAGGACATACCAAAGAAGCCATGCAACTGAAGTTACTGACTTACCTGATTGTCGACACGCAAGAACGATGCTGAATCGGTTGTCCGAGAAGTGTTTGACCATCTTCTTCTGATAACCATACAGCTTGAAATCGACAAGCCCTTTATTAAGGTTGATGACCTTGACATATTTCTCGATGAAGTACTCAGGATCCTCAGAACACTTGATGTATTCCTCAAGCTCGGTATCGGTGTACTGCTGCTCAACACCATCCCTCTTCACATACGGGTTGCCGTTATAGCCGTGCTCAGGATTGTTCATTTTGTTAGCTCGATCCAGGTTGGGTATTGTTCGCTTTTGAGGCGGGTCCTCACGTGATAGCGGCTAATCGAAAACGCCTTACATACTTCGCCAATACCAACATAAACTTTATCGTCAACACTAATTCGCTTGCATATCCATGGTTTTGGGATTCCAGTTGTTGCTGCACTAACTGATGCTGAACGTCGGGCTCTTACCTCAGGAGAATCTTTCATGCCTCGTCTGGCCTCAGCACCTAGCTTAGCAGCCATTAACACTTTTTGTTTGTCTCTCCTAGGAGTTCTAATTCCAGGTTTGCCTTTGAAGTTTTTAACACCAGCACCTCCCTGAATTTTATTCAAGCAAAATGGATCCGCTAAATACCTATCGCCGACCAAAGTCTTTTCATGAGCAAATGCAGCGTCACTGGATTCATGTAAAGCTACCATTTCAAATGAGTGTCTTGCATTTTGTTTGATGAGGTTTGCTACATCGACGCCAGACCCTTTATAGCGATCATTTAACCGCTTTGTTGAATGCTTGCCAAAATAATAAAACCCAGTATCCGGAAAGGTGATCTTATATGTAATGTGAAAATACTGAGCGATCATGCAAATCTATTTATGCCTTTCTAAAGCATGCCCACCCGAAGGTGTTCACGGCCTGATAAACGATATCACGCCGGTACCAAGGTACGCCTATGTTAAACATTGCTTCCTTGAAGATTAGGTCAGCCTCTTTACGATTATAGAGAGGACATTCCTTGTTGTAAAGATAGTCGTGAATGACAGCGGCGGCAAAGTAATCGCCGAACGGAGCAAGGATTGACCAAAACACCTTTGGAATGCTTGCTCCATCAGTGATGAAACCTTCAGGCACAATAATAGTTCCCTTCGATGAGACGTAACTAAATGGCTTTTCTAGTCTGAAGCACCGAGATGAACCACGCATGCCTGCGTCTTCAAAACATAGCTTGTCTGGAAAATAGTCATTCATCATACTTCTTCTCCCCATGTTAGAACTAGATCGCCCACACCGTTAGAAAGCGTGCATGTGACGACAAGATAATCGCCGCGAACCAATGTTACTTCGCAACCAGGCTTTCCAATATCAACTGTCTTAGAAACGTTTGCTTCAACAAACACGGTGTCGAGGTATTCCATTGACGCAACGGTTGCTGCAGTTGCACGAGTTGTGCCAGCTGTCATCGTAGGCGAGTCAGTTTGAACGAATGAGCCATTGCCTAGAGCAACAAGAACCTCACCTGTGATAAGGCCTGGATTGCGTGCGCGGAATAAGCGGTATGTTGCTTTCTTAGTGTTATTCACGGAAAGCTCTAGGAGAGTAATAGACCGAGTGTTAGTGACGCCGTTAATCAAGAGCGGGTTGTGAATAACAAGTGTAGGAACATTCGTGCCGTTAAGTGTTACCGCGTCCGCAGCAGCTGATCCATACTGATGCGTGTCATCAAGACCATTCTCCGACGTGATATCACAGCAGCCGATGTTCATCGTAACATCCTGTGTTGTTCGAGTTGCTTTGAACGAAACAGGAAGCGCAGGATTTTCCATCGAGAGCGCGGTAAGAGTACCGAGAGATGAAATCGTATGAACGAGCTTCAGGTTAATGAAGAACTTGTAGTTACCAACGCCTCTCCATTGATATTGGATGTCATAGACGTTGCCTTTCTCGACGTCGAAGCCAGGAATAGATGAAGTGTCAACTTCAGCCTCGTAGTTTTGTGCGCCGCCCGACTTGCGAACCGCGTATAGTTTACCATCATTCTTAAGACGGAAGAACACGCCGTTCTCCGTTGTTTGAAGTCCCCACTCGCGAACACCGTTAGCTGTTTTAGTTGGGCACCACACAGCAGTCGAGAACAAATGTCCTCTGTTAGGCTGATATCTAGGAGATAGCCGTGACTCAAGAATCAATGCTGACTTCGTCGAGGTTGCATTCAGTTGTGCCGCCCCTAGATTAGAAATAATGTTAGTCGATGTATAGACTTGAACACCGTTCTCATACATGAACCAACTCTTAGCGGGAATATCATATGTCCACATTCCGTGGAATAGAGATTGAGGCAATGAAATCTTTTGAATGCCCCATGCATCGAGCGTGATGTCGCCCTCACCCATAACAGAATCGGTTAGTATTGGTGCTGCACGAAGCTGAGCATCAGTCAAGCCGTTCGAAGTAGCGACCGTGCCTGAGATAGGAACTGCGGATGCTCTTAATTGTGTGTCGGTTAATGGGCCAGAAACAGGAACCGGCGTAGTACGAAGTTCGACGTTAGTAAGGCCACCTGAGACAGGAACTGCTGACGCACGAAGTTGAGCATTTGTTAGGCCACCTGTGGTGACATCAATCGGAGTAGCTCTAAGCTCGGCATCTGTTAGACCGCCTGTTGAAACTGTGCCGGAGACAGGAACTGGAGTTGCACGAAGTTGTGTGTCAGTAAGGCCTCCTGTAGAGACAGGAACTGGAGTTGCACGAAGTTGGGTATCAGTAAGACCTCCAGTAATGACAGTGCCAGAGACAGGAAGCGGAGTAGCGCGTAGTTGCGTATTGGTTAGACCGCCTGTAGTAACATCAATTGGAGTTGCGCGAAGCTGAGTATCAGTAAGACCGCCGGTAGTAACATCAATTGGAGTCGCGCGAAGTTGAGTATCAGTGAGTGCTCCTGTGATAGGAAGAGGCGTCAAACGAAGTTGAGTATCAGTGAGTCCGCCAGTTGAAACTGTACCCGAGATAGGAACCGGAGTAGCTCTAAGCTCGGCATCTGTTAGACCGCCTGTTGAAACCGTTCCTGAGACAGGAAGAGGTGTCAAACGCAACTCTGTGTCAGTCAGCGGTCCTGAGACAGGAACCGGAGTTGCTCTAAGTTCGGTGTCTGTTAGGCCGCCAGTATCAACAGTTCCAGTGACGAAGTGGTGAGGCGTATGGACACCAAAGGCTTCAGTCGAACGGAATGTTTGCGGTTGTGATTCGCCGTCAACAATTTTGAAGTTATCGCTCATAAGAGGGGTATGTAATTTGAATTGATAGGAACATTCATAACGAAGGCACGGTCTGGATCAGGCGGCGGAACAACAATGTCATCGTCTGTATCTGAGAATGGGTAGGTACGATCAACGAACACATCCTTGATTATAGGAGGCAGCGTGTTTCGTATTGTCGCGTCTGCTGGCATTAGCGTGGTAGCAAGTCAATAACAGAAACTAACACAGCAGTATTCGCAGTGCATCCAGAGATAGATATGCCAACCTTGCCAGATGCTGGAATGCTGGAGATCCATCTTCCAACTGCGGTCTTTGGACGTGTAAGCCCATCATCGCCAACGTCTAAGATGAAAGTCGCGAGGTCTCTAGCCAGATACCCAGGAACAACAGTTGCGCCGTCGAGAACACCTGCGATCTCAATAGAAACCGGCCGGCCGGGATGACGAGCTTTTACGATGATGTATTCGCCGTCGGTCGTGACAGTATTGTTAGTAGGTAGTTCGAACATGTTAGTTAATGACTAGGAAGTTGACTTTGCATTCTCCGCCGCCAGGTCCATTTGAATCCATGTAGATAACAAATTGACCTTGTGCCGCAACAACACCACCTAGACGAGCGGTATTATCATTGGTAGCTTTAGAGATAAAGATGAGCGAATTCGGAGTTACTTTATTATTCACAACCGTCAATGATGTAGCCGTGGCCGCGAAATTAACAGATCCTAAATTTGTGTTTATAGTTCGGTTTCCAGTCGTGCCTGAGGGAGTGATTGTTTTTGCAAGCGTGATGTCACCAGTCGCGCCTAGTTCAACGAAGTTTGCACCGCCTGTCACCGACCGAACAACGGCGGTGCTTGGTGTCGCAAGATGAGTTCCATCTAGAATTCCTGCACTCGGAAGGCTGTATGTCTCGGGATGAACGTATAACTTCCCACGAGACGGATGCGAGAAAGCAACTATGCCAACTCGAATGATTGCGTTTGGCGCAACAGGATACGTTGACGTAAGTGTACCAGGAACAGTGCTTGAAAGATATAGCGGAGTTCCATCAGGATAGATCGCAAGATTCAAACCATTGACAATACCGCCTGTGGTAACATATCCGAACTGGCCTATTGGGATTGTGTGTGTTATTACTCCTAACACACGTGCTGTTGTAATAGCATCGGCGAGCGCTAATTGCACCGTTGGATGCTCTTCATTTGCACCGGAAATGAAAACAACTTGGCCATCTGTTAATGGCGCGGCGGTCATATTCTTTACTCGAACCCAGACCTCGCGCCCGATGTTCATCGTAACAGCTGCCTCGTCGTTGTAATACGCAAGCGACTTATCAACTGTATCATAGAATACTCGTCCCTCTGAGTGAGCAGGCTTGCCATCAAGATTGTAGTCAAGATGATGCAGAGATGCATTATCCATGGCCTGCGTGCCTGTCAACGTATTGCCGCCTTCAAGATTTGCCTTTCCTGCAAACAAAGCGTTGGTGTCGATGATATCTTGGTCGTGACCATCGACTCGGCTGTCGAGTGTTGAGATATCAGAATCATGTCCGTCAATGCGGCCATCGAGTGTTGTTATAGCGGAGTCGTTTCCATCAATGCGACCATCAAGTGTTGTTACATCGCCTGCAACAGCAGAGATAAGAGGCGGTATCGCGTCTATGTTATCTTGCAACGTATCGAGTGTGTCCTGAAGGCCTGACGTCTTTGCGATCGTAAGAGTACCATCCGACATCGCAACGCCGATAGCGTCAGGCGTTGTATAACCCTTTTGCGCGCCCGCTGCCTCAGTAGGTATCTTACTGATGTTGTCAATTGTGATTTGTGTGTCGGTGAATTTCATATTACCATTCTAAGAGAGTGTCATCAGAGAACTGTATCGTGACTTCATCTGAAAACAAGATTGCTTCTAATAGATTACTAGTTGCTGCTGACCCCTCTGATCCGAAGATAGTCTTGCTCAAAAACCGTTGTGTAAGTACACTTAAGACGGCCTCATCAACGGTATCTTTTACAGTTGGAATCATTAACGTGGAAGGAGATCAACTATCTTGACTAGAATTGCTGTTGTGCCAGTTGCATTGGTTACGCGGATAGCAGGCTTTCCAGATGATGGTCGAACCGACACCCATCTACCCGCTTCGGTCTTTGGACGAGCAATCCCGTCATCACCTACATCAATGATGAACACCGGGACTTCATCCGATGAAGTGAAACCAATTGTTACTGTCGCACCGCCGAATACACCCGTGACTTCAACTGATATTGGACGACCTGGGTGCCACCCTTTAGCAGGAAAGTAATCTCCATCAGTTGTGATGATGTTGTTGGTTGGGATTGGTGTCATCTTGCTAGTATTTATATGTTAGGCCTCAACCGTAATTTGAGAAGCTGTTCGTTTCGTCAGAAACTTTTGAAGATCGGACGTCGTTCCTGTGAAGATGACGTTGTTTGTCGTTGACGGGCCTGCTGTCACGATAGCTGTTCCTTTTTTGCTTGTAGGATCGGCGTGCACCTTCTTACGATCTTTCTGAATCGTCGAGATTTGGTTGTTCACATCCGCCGCGGTCTTAATGAGGTTAGCCAATACCTCGAATGCGCGAGGGTGTTCTGAATCAGTCGCCAAATTCAACATGATCGCGATTGCTTCGTCTGATGTTTCGGCGAGCTTCTTTACTCGTTCGCGCGTGAATGCATAGTCTTCCTCGGCATCCTTTGCGAGCTGTTCCTCAGTAGGCTTGAACGATTGCACGACGACAGGCTTAGTCTCAATGAGTTCAGCGGGCGTGTTTTTCGAGAGAGCGGATAGGATGCTCTCCTTTGTCTTTGGTGTCGTGCTCATTAGAATCCGTATGTTGTTACGACCGTGTAGTTTTCAGGCGTGTCATTCTCAGGATCACCAAGCGCAACATTGACATACTCGTCGCGCGTTGTATCAGGATCACATGCATCACCTGTTGTTAGGTTCACGGTGATGTCCTTGATGATCTTCTCTTTGTTCGTGATAGGACCTACGAACTTGATCTTGATCGAGAAGTCGAGTGTGTAAATGATTGAGCGACGGCCCGACTCGAAATCGCCTTCATAGTCGTCTTGAAGCGTAACACCGTTGAGGATGAAGGGGACATCAGTCTTTGTGTCAGGACCTTCCATGCCTTTCACGGCAAGCGTGTAAGCAGGATCAAACGACGGTAGAATCTGTTCAAGGATCTGTAAGCCCGAGTCTTGGTTATCCGCAAGGATCGAAAGCTGCATACCCAGGATGTAAGGAACTGATTGACGCACAACAGTTTTCGATCCGTTGTCGTCAGGGATCGTGAACGTTCTCTTGTTGTTTCGATTCAGGACAGCGGCTGGATCAAATGATATTGACGTGATCTCGAACGACATACGAGGAAGCCGGATTGCGACGTCGGCGTGCTGGCTGTTATCCGCATCTCGAATACGAACGAGGAATCGTTCACGAGGCCCATATGAAAGAGGCACGCGAATAACATTGGACAACTTGCCTGAAATCAACTTGCCCGTGTAGATGTTATTGAAGATGGATCCGAAGACGGCCACGGTCTTGCGGACAGTTGCATTATAGAAGTATAGGTCGTCTAGCATTACTTACGGAAGTTTGATTTCACCGAAAGGATTTTTCTCGGAGAAGTCGATGAATGAATTGCCTTCGGCTTCGAACGAAGAGTTCTGCGCATTGTCATCATTAGCGAATGTTACGTTATCGCCCGCAGTCTCGATGTCAAAGATTTGTGTTATTGTTGCCTCAAGTCCTGAGATGATATTCGTCAGAACTGTGTCAGGCACTAGCGGCGCGAACAAGCCGTTATCATAGGTGATTGGGCCGAGGAACACGGTGTCGCTTACATCGTCTGTTTCATGAACGTCAAGGATTTCGGTAGAGCCTGTCGTGTCGTCAGGCATCAACATCGTTACCTTGTCGCCAATCTGTAGACGATCAGTGTCAGTAATAGCGTACTCTAGAAGAACTGAGAAGCCCTGTGACGAGTAGCTTTGAATCGCATCAATCTCTTCCACGCCTGTGTCAATCGAGTTGTTAGGATATTCGTAAAGTTCAATAATGAGCTTATACACGGGGAGACCACCTAACTGGAAGAATGGCTTCTTATCTTCGACGAACTTGATCTCGAACAACCCTTTCGTTAATGGAACATAGATCAGGTCACCTTCAGCAGGACGTGCCTGATCTTTAGGATAACCAAAGCGGCCTACTAATTGATTCCAGCGGCGTACTGAACAAGCTAGCGTCAGCTGATCGCGAATTTCTAGACCGAACTTAGTGATAAGCTTGCCATCACCTTCGAAGCCATCAACCGATTCAACATACATCTCGATCATGTATGCATCAGGAAAGTTCGAGAGCGTGTCTTCGTTTAGGATTCGGTCAAGCTTGATGATCTTACGAGGAATGTAAAACATGTCATGCCCATAGACTTGAATTGATTCTATGATCAAGTCTTCGAGTAGGTCCTTCTCGGATTTAGTTCCGTGAGATATGTATCTATTACGAGGCATCTTGTTCTTTCACTATTCGAAGAATTGCGTTCACACATTCATAACAGGAGTTTGGACAGTCGGGCGAACATACCATTCTAAAATCACAGCCTTGGTTGATGTTATCAATGAACTCGTTCGTAAATTTATTCACGTCGTCCTGATTCGTTATGCCGTTAAGACGTTCTGAACAGACGTCGATTGATACACGCCCATCCTTAACGTCTATGATAAGTGGTATTTCCGTGTTCATATGTTAACCAACGAAAAAGTCAGGCGGGAACGAGTACTTCGAATCGAACTCTTCTTCAATCTTTTGAATCTCGGTATTTGCATCTTCGAAAAGAGCGCGGCCGTTGATTGTGACACCACTTGGGAGTTGCATACCTTCAAATTTGATTAAGTTCGCGCCCCACTGCCGCTTAAGTAAAGCAGTTGCATACTTCTTAAGCATCATGTCGTTATACACGTCTGGGTATGCGTCAGGATCAAGAATTTGATAGCCTTCAAGAATAACATATTGGCCTTCCGTGAGGCCAGCCTCCAACCAATTGATTTCGATTGAGAGGCGGTTCATATGACGTGTGAATGTCACTTGTTGTGACAACCCATTGATCGTCATGTCAATCAACGACATGTACTGCTTCGTCATTTCATAGTCAAGTATTCCGCCTGAGCGATGCAACGAATAAAGGTCATTCATATGCATCTGATACTTAACCGAGAACATATCGGATCCTGATGAATCCGCGGTCACGATAGGAAACACTCTAAATACTGAGATCAAAGCCTCAGGCAGAACAATGTAGTTATTCGCGACATCAATAGCAGTTAACTGATGCTTCACAAATACACGTTTGACTGCGTCTGAGTGATATTCTTGGTAGTACTGAATAGCCTCATCGATGCGATCCTCGATTTGATCGTCGTCGATGTTAACTTCAACTACAGGTTCTCCGAGATTACGAAGACAGTATTGAATGAGCGATGCTCGTGTAGTAGGTTTACTCATTGATACTATTTATTAGTGCAGATTTGTATTTTTGGCCCTTAACATACGGATACGCTATTTTGCCTATGACTTTAAAAGTGGCGCCGCCATCAATAGACATAGACACATGGATGTATTTCTTGATGTCAGGATAAGCTGGATCTATTTCAGATACGATGTTGGTTTTATATCTTTGTCCCTTGACCAAAGGATAAGGAACCTTGCCGATAGACGTGAAGCTCGCGCTCGGCACCGACATTAGTATATCAATGAATCTGGCCGGGCTTTCGACTGCAAGAGGCATTGGAGCAGATGGAAAATTCTTGATTACGACGTTTGCTACGAGCTCGTCAGATGGTTCAGATATCAATCCGTCTGTGTTAACTGCGACAAGCGACAAATATGTTTTCTTAGTATCCATATTGACGAATTCGTATCGCAATTTTCCAACGACGTCGATATGCTTCGTGTAGTTACCAGAAGAGAATCCGTATGAAATAACATATTTTGCAATGTTAGGTTCGGGATTAGCATCCCATTTAATCGCGAAGTTTGGAGCTACGTTTAGAGTAGTATCTATAGGTGGAGCAATAGGAGTTACTCCGAGGTCTATAACATATTCGTGCGGCAGCGGAGCTGGAATTTTCCAATCTGTTATCCAAAACGTATTTGGATTTCCATCTATTGCGAACAAAGGTCCGCCGAACGGAGATCCAACTGCTGGAGTAGAAGAATCAGCCGATACTTTCCAATCTTTACGATCTAAGTTATTGCCATTTTTGTCTATGACATTTATTTCAGAAATGTTGGTGTTATTGCTCCCATTTCCTTCAGTTAATACTTTCAATTTAACAAAATTAGAATTGA